ATAAAGATATATACTAAGGAAGGGTTCTCTTATAAGATATATCCTATAGACTTGAAACCAATTAAAGGAAATGATAATGACGACAGCATCGAAGGAACGTTCTCTTAAACAGTTAAAATTAGTTACTGGTGAAGAACTTATCTGCGAAATATTAGACGAAGACGACCGCACAATCACCTTTAACAATGCTCTCACATTAATCGAACAGACTCATAGTGATGGTAGTAAATACTTTACTTTCAGGAACTTCATGGTATATCAGGATAGTCCTCTAAATGTAATGTTGTTAATGAGTGATAAAATTATGTCTGTTGCTGTACCTACGGTGGACATGATAGGTCAATACAAGTTGGCTTTATCAGAGATGGCAAAACAGATAGAAGAATGGAATAATATTGCTGATGATGAAATTACAACAGATGATTTTATTAATGAATGTGAATCCTACTCTCTAATAGACTCTGATGTGAGTGGATTTATTGTTCATTAATTGCTTATATTACCCCTGCGTCGACAAGCTAGATTATACATTATAAACATACGTTTGTCAAGTTTTATTTTTATTATATTAGGATTATTTTATGAAAGTTGGTTTTACCGCCTCAACCTTTGATTTATTACATGCGGGTCACATATCAATGTTACGTGAAGCGAAGACTCAGTGCGATTACCTTATATGCGCACTTCAGATAGACCCTTCTACAGACCGNTCAGAAAAAAACTCTCCTGTTCAGACNTTGGTTGAAAGATACACCCAATTATCTGCNGTTAAGTATGTGGATGAGATAATCCCGTACCAGACCGAAAAGGACTTGGAAGACATTCTAAAGATGGTTGATATCGATGTTAGAATCATCGGAAAAGAATACCAAGACAAAACTTTTACAGGTCGTGCTACTTGTGCTGCCCGTGGTATTGAGATATATTTTAATAAAAGAGACCATAGATTTTCAACCAGTGACCTCCGCAAACGAGTGGCCATGAAAGACCCCCTTGTCTCACTAAAAGACCAAACTATTACTTGACTCAGCACCTATATTGTTATATAATGGCTACTAATCAAAAAGGCTTACATAATGAAACCAAAAGATAAACCACATTACGTTAACAACAGAGAATTTTCGCAATCAGTCGTAGACTACTGTTCAGACTTACAGCAGGCGAAAAAAGATGGTGACCCTCTCCCTATAGTTACCAATTATATTGCAGAATGTTTCTTGCGCATATCAGAAGGTCTATCGCATAAGGCAAATTTTGTTCGTTATACCTATCGTGAAGAGATGGTGATGGACGCGGTCGAGAATTGTCTTAAAGCAATTGAGAATTATGATATTGACGCCGCGACTCGTTCAGGTAATCCCAACGCATTTGCGTACTTCACACAGATATCATGGTATGCCTTCTTACGACGTATTCAGAAAGAGAAAAAGCAACAAGACATCAAAATGAAATTCATCTCTGAGGCAGATATTTCTCAATTCTTTGAGGAAGAAAATGGAGGTGCTAATTCAGGTGATGTTAATAGTGTAGTTGATACTCTACGTCTACGTATTGACACAGTGAAAGCCGCAGATAATGAATTCAAAGTATATGTACAGGAAGAAAAGAAAATGCGCAAACGCCGTGCGGTAAACGTTGATTCAGATTTGTCCGATTATATAGAATAATACTTGACATAACACTCATAGTATAGTATAATACCCACACTGAATAATTAACTCGAGTATTATATTATGCTGATAGCCATCTTAAATGATACACATTGCGGTGTACGTAATTCTTCTGATATTTTTATTGAATATCAAGAAAGATTCTACACCGATGTATTTTTCCCATACTTACAAGAACATGGCATCTCTCAGATTTTACATCTAGGAGATTATTATGACAACCGTAAGACCATCAACCTCAAGGCATTAAACCACAACCGTCGAGTATTCCTCGATAGATTGCGCGAACTTGGTATCACTATGGATATTATTCCGGGCAATCATGATACTTATTTCAAAAACACCAATCGACTTAATTCATTAAAAGAGTTGATGGGTCATTATATGAATGAGGTCAATATAGTAGAAGAACCTACTGATATGAAGTATGGTGATAATACTATTGCTCTAGTTCCTTGGATTAATCCTGAAAACGAAAAAGACATACTGAAGTTTCTCGCAAACACTAAGTCTAAGATTTGTGGTGGTCATTTTGAGTTGGCGGGATTTGAGATGGATAAGGGTCTTATGTGTAAAGAGGGTATGAACCCTGCTCCACTAGAAAGGTTTGATTTAGTATTATCTGGTCACTTCCACACCAAGTCTAACAATGGCCATATCCATTACTTGGGTGCGCAGATGGAGTTCTTCTGGAATGATGCTCATGACCCGAAGTACTTCCATATACTTGATACTGAAACAGGGGAATTAACTCCTGTACAAAACCCCTTGACAATATACCATAAAATACATTATAATGAGGACACAATAAGTCACTTCGAAGATTTATCTTACCTTGACAATAAGTTTGTCAAAGTAGTCGTAACTAACCGTTCAGATATGATGAAATTCGAAAGATATATTGAACGCATCAACAACCAGAAAATATATGAGTTGAAGATAGCGGAGGATTTTCGTGAGTTCCGTGGTGAAAATGTCAGTGATGCCGATTTACAGGTTGACGACACGGAAACTTTAATATACAATTATATTCAAGAAGTGGACACTGATTTGGACAAAGACCGTATAAAACATCTAGTATCAGATTTAATGATTGAAGCGCAATCGGTAGAAATAGCATGATTAAATTTCAGACCTTAAAATGGAAGAATTTTCTTTCTACAGGTAACTATTTCAATGAGATTGATTTCTTAGAGGCTCCGACCAACCTTATTGTTGGTCAGAATGGTGCGGGTAAGTCGACAATGCTTGATGCGTTGTCATTCGCATTGTTTGGTAAACCGCATCGAAAGATTACTAAGAAACAGTTAATAAACACTATTAACAATAAAGATTGTGTTACTGAAGTAAACTTTACTGTAAATGGTATAAGCTATCGTATTGTCAAACCTCATCGAAAGATTACTAAGAAACAGTTAATAAACACTATTAACAATAAAGATTGTGTTACTGAAGTAAACTTTACTGTAAATGGTATAAACTATCGTATTGTCCGTGGTATTAAACCTACTAGGTTTGAAATCTGGAAAGATGGTACTATGATAAACCAAAGTTCTCATGCTAAAGAATATCAAGAAATTCTTGAGAAGAATGTTTTACAGATGTCTCATAAAAGTTTCCACCAGATTGTGGTACTAGGGTCGTCTTCGTTTATTCCATTTATGCAGTTAAACTCAACCTCACGACGCGATGTTATTGAAGACCTTTTGGATATTAATATATTCTCTAAAATGAATAGTATATTGAAGGAGAAAACATCACACCTGAAGGCTGAGATTGAAACTAATAACCACCAGATAGACATGGTTAAATCTAAGATTGCCTCTCAGAAAAAGTATATCCGTGACTTGACTGCTATCAATACTGCGCATCGTAAAGAGAAAGAAAGTCATATCGCTGAGTTACAAGAAGAAATCAGGGGTATTAATACTAATAATTCTACCTTATCCGCAACGGTAAATGAGTTGTTACCGAGTGTTAACGTTAAGTTATCCTCTGTGCGTGGTAATAAGGAACAGTTGGATAAGTATTACGCGCAGTTTAACGCTCAAGTAAAATCAGTTGTTAGGGATGCCAAATTCTTTGATGAGAATGAACACTGTCCCACATGTGACCAAGATATTGCCGAAGATTTACGCGTTACTAAAAAGGATGCTGCGACCACAAAAGCAAAAGAATTGAAACATGCTATGGACAAGGCACAAGAGAAACTTTCTGAATATCAAACAGAAATCAACGAGTTAGAAGCTCAAATGAAGTCGTGCCTTGACGACCAGAATACGTTACATAACAATCAACAGACAATTGAAAGACTCAATCGTAATATTGACCGTCTTCGTGATGATATGATTGATATGGCGGATAGTGATGGTGATATGGGACAGGCTAATAGAGACTTAGAGAAACTCGACTTAGAGAGTTATGACTTAACTACCAGTAAGTTTAAACTCAATGAGAAGTCCGCGTATAACCGTATAGCAGGCGAATTATTACGTGATAGTGGTATTAAGACTAAAATTATTAAACAGTATGTTCCGGTCATTAACGAACTTACTAATAAGTATTTACAAATTCTTGACTTCTTTGTTCACTTTGAGTTGGATGAAAGTTTCAATGAGACTATACGCTCGCGGTACCGTGACGCATTTTCTTACGATTCATTCTCTGAGGGTGAGAAACAACGTATTGACTTGTCACTGTTATTCACTTGGCGTCAAATTGCGAAGATGAAGAACTCGGTATCGACTAATCTGTTGATATTAGATGAGACGTTTGACTCGTCACTTGACGGTGAGGGTGTGGATAACCTGATGAAGATTATCGAAACTCTAAAGGAAGACACTAACGTGTTTGTTATATCGCACAAGGCTGAACTTGAGGATGCTCACTTTGAGAGAAAGTTAACATTCTATAAAGATAAAAACTTCAGCAAAATGAAAGAAATTACTTGACACTAACGCCCATTTATTATATAATGGCTACATCTTGAACGAGGAAATAAATATGGAATTATCTAGTAGAACAATCGACATCTTGCGTAACTTCGCAAGTATTAATCCAAACATTGTAGTATCTCAAGGCAATACCCTGAAGACTATGTCAATCGCGAAGAATCTAGTCGCTAAGGCAGTTATTGAAGAGTCGTTCCCTACGACCTTTGGTATCTATGACTTATCAGAGTTTTTGTCGGTAATTGGTCTCGTGGATAATCCTACGATTGATT